GTGTACTACAGCGGTAAGTACGACAGCTATTATGTCCGTGCTTTCTTGGCTTTATAAACTTTAATTCTTTAATCCTTCCTCTTGTTACTACAGAGGAAGTAATCTACATAAGGAGTGATTACAGTAGTAGTTACTCTTTTTTTTTATGCAAAGATATAGAAAATTTTTGAGAAAAACAAAAAAAAAAATCGTAGTCGAAAACTACGATTTTAAAATATCCTTTATTTTAGAGATTTTTTCATTAAGAGAAGGTTTAGTTATTGTTTCAGTCTTGTTTTCCACGTATTGCTGTAACTCCTCTGGTTTGCCTATGTATGCTCCTGGAGTTGAAGGGTCACTCACTACATCCCAACAAATAAGTTCGAAATCATCTCCTACTATATACTGTCCAAGTTTCTGTTCAACAGAGCCAACTCCTCTTGAAGAGACACCAATCTTAATACCATTCATTAGCAAGTTTGCCATTTCATCACCACGAGTTGTTACAATACCATACTTTCTAAAACCGTAAGAAGTGTTAATTTCAAGTTTTCCTACAAGAGTTGCCCCTTCCCAATGAAGTTCAATGATATTGATAGCTATTCTTCCAAGGTCAATTGTAGATTCAGCTGGGTGATTCAATTCTCCTATAGCTCTTCTTTCATTTATTTTCTGTTGGTAAAGTTCAACTTGTCTTTTAAGTATTGTTTCTGGATAGATTCTTCCGTTAGCATTCTTAATTCCGAATTTTTGGAACACTGCGTCTACGATAAAGGGGTATGGTACATTCCATTCTCCGTTTTCGAGTCCTTCTTTTATAGTTTGTGGATTTTTGATGAACATATATCCATCGTTTTCGATTAGGATACCATGTCCAGTTTTTCCTTCTTTTATTATTTCAAGTTCCTTTTTCATCACTAATAATTTAATTTTATTATAAATATTTCTCTTTTTCTAAATATTTATATAATAGTCGATAAATATAAATGTTAAAATGGTGATATTTGCATTATTTTTAGTGCAATATATAATTTTTTTAATAATTATGATATATTTATAAAAAAAAATAATGTATTAAATTTATTTTCTAGATGAATAAAAATATTAGAAGCAAAGTAGTTAGGGAATCTTTATTGGATTACAATACACTCGCAAATTCTTTGAAGGAAAATACTGAAAGTGCAGTTAAAGCTCTTTTGGGTGAGGCTGTACGTGATACATATGCCAAGTTATTATCTGAGGATGATGACAAGGACTACGAAGAGGGTGAAGTGGAAGATACTAGTTCTGATATCACAAATGATGCCGAAGCAGTTGATGAGCCTACAGATGATGTAGCTTCAACTGACGCTGGTATGGAAGCAGAAGTACCTGCTGAGGGTGAGGAATCTGTTGAAAGCGGTGACGCTGAGATGGGTGAACCAACGGAGGATGGTATGGATGCCGAAGGTGGAGACGAATGGGCAGAGTTTGATAAATATAAGGTATCGGACGATGAGTATGACTTTACAAATGCGGAAGACGAGGAAATCGTAAAGGTTTACAAATTAATGAAGAATGATGACCAAATCCTTGTACATAAAGATGACAATGGAAATGTGAACATTCAAGACAATGAAACTGGAGCTGAGTACCTAATTAATCTTGGTGATAATGGTGAGGCGCAAGGTGTAGCTGCTGTTGATGGTGGCGAGCCAAGTGATGATGAAGTTATCACTGATGATGCTGAGGGTGCTGATGATTTCGGTGCACAAGATGATTTAGATAATAATTTCGAAGACGATATGAATGAATCAACAGAAAAAATGTTTGAGCTTGTACTAGAGTATAACTCAAATGTAGGATACACTGACAATTATCAGAAGAAGGATGTAATGACCACACCAGGTATGTCAGAGCCAGGAAAGAATGTAAACGATTGGGATGCAGGTGTACCAAAGGGTTCAGAGAAGCCTTGGTCTGGTTACCCAAGTAAGAAAAATAAAGCAGATAAGCCTTTCAATGACGGTAAGGGCAAGCAAGTTGAAGAGTCTGTAGACGAATGCGGAGCAACACCAGATGCACAGATTGAAGAGTCTGCTGCTGAGATGGGTGGAAGAATGGGTGCTCATGGTAGAATGATGGGTACAAAGTCTCACAATCCAATCAAGGCTAAGAAGAACTCTCCAATGAATCAGCATCATGTATCTACTGCTGGCGAATACGAAGGCAATCCAACTAATGAGAGCTTCATTAAGAGAGCTAATGCAGTTCTTGCTGAGAACAAGGAACTCAAGGAGACCTTGACAGACCTTATGGAACAGTTGAAGAAGGTATCTGTAACTAACCATAATCTTGCACAGATTATCAAGTTGGTTTCTGAGAATACGACATCTCAAGATGAGAAGAAGGAGATTATTAATAGATTCAAGAATGAGGGTAAGACCGTTGAGGCATCAAAGGCACTTTATGAAACTATTAGTCGTGAGCTTCAGAAAGCTAACAAAATGAACATCACTGAGGAGAAGTCTCTTACAGTTGAAAGTTCAAACAAAATCAACGAGACACCTATCTATAAGTCAAAAGACATGTTAGATTCTCTTGATTTAATGCACAGAATGATGAGATAAATTATACTTTTTAATTCTTGTGTATATTTATAATAAAAAATAACTAAGTAAAATAAAAACTTCATTTATCTATATGAAAGAATTTTTATCAAGTGGTGTAGTTGGTAATATTGAATACAACGCACAGAAACAGATACGTGAGAGCATTCAGAACCGTTGGGACAATCTTGGTTTTACTGAGGGTCTTCCAGAGGGTATCAAGGAGAATGTTGCTACATTGTATGAGAATGAGGCTAAGCACTTGATTTATGAGGCTACAGCTTCTGATAACAGTGGTTCTTTTGAGACCGTTGTTTTCCCAATTATTAGACGTGTATTTAGCAAGCTTCTTGCTAATGACATCGTATCAGTACAAGCTATGAACCTTCCAGTTGGTAAGTTGTTCTTCATCCTCCCTGTTACTTCAGAGAGAGAGTGGGAGCTTCCAGAGGGTGCTACAGCAGAAGCTGGTGACATCGTAGATGGTACAACTGGTCGTCATAAGGGTCTTATGGGCTATGACCGTGTTAACCGTAATAAGGAAGGTCGTGTTGAGCCAAGATACTATCTCCCAGACGAGACTATCAATGACCTTGACAAGAACTCATGGTATGTTCCACAGTTGAATGAGACTGTAGCTGATGCTACTGCTTATGATGCTGCACTTACACGTGCACAAGCAGCTGGACTTGGTGTAACTGCATTACGTCAAGATGGTCCAGAGGTAACTCAGTACTTCCAGAAGTCACTTTATGATTTATTCTACAATGACTTCCTTTATGACAACTCTAAGGGTAAGGTAACCATTAAGGTTGGTGAGGCTCTTCCAGTATTCTTAACTCCTGGTGGTGTTCGCCCATTCGGTGCTGACAACCTTAACAAGTACTTCAAGAGTGGTTTTGATGGAACTGTTAGAAACGTAATCCTTGAGATTGATGGTTTCTCTTCATTCAACGCATCAAAGTTGACTGGTCCTGATGGTAACGAGATGGATACCGAAGGTTTCCTTGCTTCATTAAAGGTTATCACTCAGAAGGAGTTTGCTGCTGCTAACGTTCCTGGTTCAGAGACCGTTAAGACTGCTGCTTTCCGTAAGTTTGAGTCAGTTCCTTTCCGTGTAGTTACTCAGAAGTATGGTAAGGGTATCGTTGAGTACGGTGCAGCTTGCGATGCAGAGGGTAAGATGTACATTGAGTTGGATTTGGCTAAACCAGTAGTTCAGCAAGCTGGTACTATTGATGGATATGTTGGTGTTGATGCTGCTGCACTTGACTCAGTAATTGATTTGGATAACATTCCTGGAACAAAGCAGAACCTTGCTAACTTGTTTAAGATTGCTTGGGCACAGTATGACTCACTTGAGCTTGAGACCGAAATCGGTGAGGTTAGCTTCAAGCTTGATTCAGTTACTGTTTCAGTTGAGGAAAGAAAGCTTCGTGCTACATGGTCACCAGAGTTGGCACAAGACGTTTCTGCATTCCACAACATTGACGCAGAGGCTGAGTTGACAGCTATCCTTTCAGAGCAGATTGCTGCTGAGATTGACCGTGAGATTCTTCGTGACCTTCGTAAGGGTGCACCTTGGCAAGCACGTTGGGACGTTAACGGTTGGAGAAGAATGGCTGCATTCTCTACAAACTACACTCAGAAGGATTGGAATCAAGAGTTGATGACTAAGATTAACCAGATTTCTGCACAGATTCACAAGTCTACACTTCGTGGTGGTGCTAACTTCATTGTAG